TTATTAACTTTCAATACTGTAATAATAACAGAACCCACTGACATTTTCAAGTTAGAAATGCGTACAAATCGGACATTTTTTAATTTATTTTTGTGATGTAGCCCACATTACTTGCCAGTAATCCACACAAATCGGACATTTCGGGCGGACTATTTTTTTCTCCTTTTTATTTTTCGGATGCGAATCATACATAAACGACAGAATTTAACAAAACTGTGAAATTTAAAATGTTAATAAAATGTGTTATAATGTATTAATGACAAGAATAAAAGGCGTGTATTACAACGGTAACACTGAAACACATAAAAGATGCCCAATTTGCGGGGTACGTAAAGAAAGATCTGAATTTTACAAATGGAAAGCAAGAAGAGATGGCTTAACTGCATATTGTAAAGTATGTTTTCTTGAAAAAAATGAAAAATGGCATGGAAATAATCCTGAAGAATCGCTAAAATCAAGAAGAGCAACCAAAAGAAAAAGAGAATTTGGAATTACTCATGATGATATGCAAAAAATGCTTGATGATCAAGAAAATAAGTGTAAAATTTGCGAGACAGGTGTAGATTTTGGCTCTGCAGTAGATCATTGTCATAAAACTGGTAAGATTCGTGGAATTTTATGTAGAAAATGCAATTTAGGGCTGGGAGCTTTTAAAGATAATATAGATTTTATTGAAAAAGCTATTAAATATTTGGAGAAATATGAAAACTTGTAAAATTTGTGGGGAAACAAAAGAAGAATCACTATTTGTTAAGCACAGATATAAGTGTAGAGAGTGTCATAAGCAATATTGTAAGGATCGTAGAGCAAATAATCCAGAATTGCGTTTGAAAGAGAACGGAAGAATGATCTGGAATAGAAGATTACGTGAATATGGAGTTTCAGAAGAGCGTTTTTGGGAAATGTTTAAGGAACAGGACGGGAAATGTGAGATCTGTTTAATAGAAATTGATGTTAAATGCTGTGTAGACCATAATCATGATACAAATAAGGCTAGAGGATTGCTATGCAATAGTTGTAATATAGCTTTAGGTCAATTTCAAGATAATACAGGGCATCTAAAAAATGCTATTACATATTTAAAGCTTGCGTAAAAGCCTAATACACTTATTTATGTAATGTATTGTCTTTAATTTGAGCTTAGGAATAAACTTATTTGTATTTTTAAATCTTTCTAGATCTTTAAAATATCTTCTGTTCATATTATTATGAAAATATCTTTTAGGCATTATCTTCTTCTTCAAATATAAAGGATGGGGCGGGAGCTAGAATCTGTCCAGATTCATGCAAAGATACTAATCCTGTAGCGTCAGCACCTAGTTTATCTGCAATAATAGACAACATATCATAATTACGTTGTTCCTGGATAAATATAGCTCCTAATAGCTCTCTTAGATTAGATAAGAGATTTATAACTTCAATATCACTGATTTCTTCGCCTAGATTTCCCATATTATCTCCTTAAAAATTCTATTAAAAATAGAATTGATACTACTATAAATGCAACCTTAATAATTATATACCCTTTCTATATTTTTTATCTAAATAGTCAATAAAACTACCTTCTGGAAAAAAATTCTTATTTATCCTAAATCCAGCTATGGAGGTAGTAATATGTGCCGTATAACTATTTTTTGAAATATTTTTGATTTTTTCTCTCACCTTAGGATCTGGATGAAAATACATATGCCCATATTGCCAATTTATTGGATAAAAAGTATGCTCAGTCTGTAAGTATTTTTCTAAATTAAACTTTTCAACTGTATGCTCAAGCAATACTGGACCTAGATCAATAGGTGGTCCAGGAATTGAGGGATTCCAATTTATTAAAGATTTATCAATATTTAAGCAATATTCATACATATACTTTAATGATTCACTATCGGACGGGAGCTTAAAAATAGCATTATTTACTTTGGATATATACTCATGATCTTCTTCTAATCCTATAATATAATCACCAAAGTTCCAATCATCCCTAAGGCATATGGCATCCATATCTACCCATGTGTGATCTGTCTCCATTAATAGCTTATATCTAAACATATCTGAAAAGGGTTGCCAGAATCCATTCTCCCCATATATCTTATCTTCTGACAGTATTTCTCGGGCGTCCCGCAAAATAGTCCCATTTGGCACTGTAATGCCCATATCATATACATAAAGTGTAAAACTATAGCCATTTGCCAAATATGATCTAATTGTTAGATTCTCTATTTTTGATAAATGTGATCCATACCACATTGAGGCAAAATCATTCAATTTTCATCCTCATTCTGCTCCGTATTTTTTCATCATATGCCAAAGAAAGCTACCTTCTGCAAAATTTTCTCTATCTGAGGGTTTCTGTAAAGAATTATACACATGAGCAGCATGACTATTCTTTACTATCTCACAAACATTTTCATATTGATTTGGATCAGCAAACATTGCAACTTGTTCATGGTGTACTGCATAAAATGTTTCCATCGGCAGCATCTTATCTTTTATATTAAATTTGTCTGTAGCCTTATCAATCAACATTGGTCCAAGCTCTATGGGCACTCCAATTTCTTGATACCAATTTAAACTTTCAATATCTATACTTTTTGCAGTCTCATAAACATACTTTAAAAATTCTCCATTTTTGGGAAATCTAATTATTGCATTATTTGGACCTTCATCTTTATTCGGATCATAGGATTTACCTTCTGAGCCAAATATATATTCTTCAAAATCCCAGTCTTTTCTTAAACAAATGGTATCTAAATCAACCCAGATATCATCAAACTCCATCATCATCTTATATCTAAACAAATCAGCAAACGGCTGATATATATTATTTTTAGAAAATATTTCTTCAGATGGTATTATTTCATTTGCATCCTTAATTATTACACCTTTTGGTACTTCAATATTTTTATCATACAGATATAAGGTAAAGGTATGATCATTTTTAATAAATGAATTAATTGATATTTTTGCAATTAAATTTAATGAGGATCCTATCCACATAGAAGAAAAATTAGCCATTATTATCCTTAAGTATTTCTAAAATTATATGGTCCCATTTATTGTTTTCCATATTTGTAGAGCTGTTAATCTCTAAATCACCATTTTCATTATCTTCAAAATATATCCAAGAAACATTTTTATCTAATTCTACTTTTCCAGCATATATGTGATCATCATTTTCTTTTATATGGATTAAAATTGAAAAATCTTCTTTTTCATTCTCCCCAAACGGCTCAATATACGCTCTTTCAATGTGTATTTTCGCCATGTGAAGATTCATTTAATAGAGGATAGTCTTCAGACATCATCTTATTAAACTCTTCGTTTCCAATCCAGAAAATATTTTCCAATACTCGCCAAGCAAAATTGGTTCCTTGCTCTAAATGCTTTGATATTGCCCAAGATAGAACTTCTGAATCCAGTTTCCGTCCCGCCTCAATCAGCATCGTATACTCAATACCCTTAATTGTACGAGTAGTAAACAAAGCATTACTTCTATTTGGCTTAAAACTATCAGGCATTGACTCGTCTGTTAAATAATCGCATCTAAATGCTTGACATGGGTTTACTGGTCGGGCTTCATATACGCCACAGCCTTCTCCTACTTTTACAAATGGGCATGGAACTAATGTGCCATCGTCTTTCTTTCCCATAAAAATTTTTTCTGCACCTAGCTCAGCTCTTAAATGACCTTCACAACACTTTGTGCAACCTTCACATGATCTTCCATCAACTATGGGTAAAAAATCCATTTTAAATTTACTTTCTAATTAATCTTATAGCTAAATCTTTTGGTGTAACTAATGCATGCTTTTTGTGTGATAATTTAACTCCAACATGTGAGTATGACCAAGCTACCAATTGTGAACAAATTACTCTTTTCTCACGAATTGCCAGCCAATCGGCAGGTATTAATGGAATTCCAAAAGTCAAGCATTTAAATCCAAGTGCTACTATTGACCATATCCCATATCCTTCATTTTGAAAATGTTTTGCAAAATTTACAAGATTAATTCTTTCTTGTTCTGTCAAGGAAGATTCATTTGACCAAATTATTGGCTTACTGTCATATTTACTAATATGTGCAAGATTAACTCCTTGTGGACGAGCTTCAATTATTTGATCATCTCCAAGATATATCCCAGCATGATTCCACTTTGAACGAGTACCAAACTGAATTAATTTTGCAGGTATTCCAGTTGTGTGTACTACAAAATAATCACCAATATTAGGCATTACTAATCTCCTTTAAAATATTTTCATAAAGCTGTAATCCAGCTATCTGTTCGTAACCACATGCTGTGCAATATAAAACCACTTTATCTTCTACGCTTTTATGAACTAAACAATAAACAATGTCTTTAAATGAATAATCATTTTTATGATTAGGACAGGCGAGAGGTTTTACCCTACCCGCCTGAGCTAAGTTATAGTACTGTGAGAAAACTTGAATTTTCATCAGTATGCTATGTTCGCCTTCTGAAATACAGATGTGACGTATTGGAAGACCGTAGGGTTTCCTGGTACTGGCTTATACCAAGTTGCCGTATTGTCTGCTCTTGATGGGTATAGATGTGCTGCTACAGCTTTTCTCCAGTCATGGTACTTTGCGTAAGAACTTTTAAGTTCATCAATCATTCTTTCGTCCTGTACCCATTCTGGTGCATCGCATGCACTCTTGTATCCCATAAAGTTATTCCATGATTCCGACATGTATTGGAAAGCTCCACATGCACTGCTGGAATAAGACTTGCGGTAGTAGGCATCTACCCCACCAGTCTCTTGATTCAAGATGGCATTTGCCAGTCTTGAAATTATTACCCTGTTGTCTACTCTTTGGTTTAGATTTAGCTTTGTGCTATATGAGGGCATTGTAAAAGTTGAATTAGTTGCTAAGTCTACGACTTGGTATTCTAAGTTCTTCTTTTTACTGACATCAATAGTTATCATATCCTTGATAGTAACCAAGTTCATATACTTGTTGATGTACAATACATCGCTGCTGTACGATATAGTTGGTGCTGTTATTGCATGTGCTTGTTGAGGATCCAATCCAAACATCATTGTTAGAATTGCAACTCCAATCATTGTCCATGCTGTCCTTATCCTTGCTATGTTCATATTATTCATATGTACCTCCTGGGGTAAAGAGTAGAACTTAATAGTAACATAGATCAAAAGTCATGTCAAAACTCCCGTTCAGTAGACAGCATATAATCCTTATGATACAATCAATAAAGGTTTGTGGGGGCTTTTCACTGGAACTCATAATGACAGAGATTTTACTCTAGATTTATCCAGCAAAGCAACTCTTATCTCCTTTTTTTGAAGTTTAAAAATTGGGGGGTAGGGGGGCTTTGCCTAAAATCTTTAAATCTAGAGATAGTCATTAATAAATTAATTATATATTATATATTAAAATATCTCAATCATGATATACTGATAAAAAGTTAGGATTTTAATGAAAGTTTCATTTACTGGTGCTCCAGAATACATGGATAGAAATGTTGGTTATGGTGAAGCATCATTTCATATATTTCAAGAATTTGAAAAACAAAAGATAGAATGTTTGATAGGTTCTCCAAAAGCAGATATTGGTATTTCTTTTGTTCAACCAAATCATTATCGTTTTGGTAGGAATCAATACAAGATTGGATATACTCCATGGGAATCAACAGAAGTATTTGATAATTGGAAACCAAATCTTTCAAATTTAATTGATGAAATGTGGACAACATCTTTATGGTGTGCTGAAATTTTTAGAAAACATACAAGCAAAAAAGTTTTTGTATATGAACATGGAATAGAAGATGATTGGGTACCAATTAAAAGAGATATAAATCCAAATCGTCCATTTAGATTCTTACATGTTGGAGAACCAGCATTTAGAAAAGATGCTCAAATGGTTGTAGATGCTTTTGTTAATTTGTTTGGAGATGATCCAAGATACGAGTTAATTTTAAAGTGTAGCAGAATGAATACTACAAAGATTTTTGATGCAAAAAGTGGTCATGTACTTGGATCTCCTTCGGCTTACTATAATAATATTAAAGTAATTGAAGGAATGTTATCTGTAGAGCAAATGAATGGTCTTTATGATCTTTGCGATGTTTTTGTTTACCCGTCTTGGGGAGAAGGATTTGGATTCAACCCATTACAAGCTATGGCAAAAGGAATACCAACAATTTGTACAGAAGGTTGGGCAACTTATTCAAAATATATAACAGCACCGTTAGATTCATCTTGGGCAATTTCACCTTGGCCAACAACCCATCCAGGAATGATGTTAAAGCCCGATTATTCTCAATTAAAATTTTATATGAAAGATTTAGTTAAGGATTATCAATATTATAGTGATTTAGCTTACAAAAATTCATTTTTAATTCATAAAGATTACAATTGGACTAAAGTAACAAAACCTGCCGTAAAAAGATTAAAAGAAATTCAAAAAGAGTATTTTTAAAATTTCTGTGTGCTACAATTAAGTTCTAATCAAAACCAACTAGGAGAAAAAAGTGTCTAATTCTATTGAAAACCCGTATGAAAATTTTATTGCACTATCTCGTTATGCGAGATGGCTTGAAAATGAAAATCGCCGTGAAACATGGGGTGAAACTGTAGATAGATACTTTAGCTTTATGCTTCAACAATTACAATCAAAACACAATTATGTACCAGATTCAAAAGTTGTTGCAGAACTTCGTGATGCAGTATTTAATCGTAATGTTATGCCATCAATGCGTTCTGTTATGACAGCAGGACCAGCATTAGAAAGAGAAAATGTTTCAGGATACAATTGTGCATTTATGCCAGTTGACAATGCTCGTTCATTTGATGAAGCAATGTATATCCTTATGTGTGGTACAGGTGTTGGATTCTCTGTTGAATACAAGTACATCAACAAACTTCCCGCCCTTCCAGAAACTCTTGAAAAATCAAACACAGTAGTTATTGTCGGAGACTCTAAAGAAGGTTGGGCAAAAGCATATCGTGAGCTTTTAGGACTACTGTGGGCTGGGCAGATTCCTCAGATTGATGTAAGTAAGGTTCGTCCTTCTGGTGCACGTCTTAAGACAATGGGCGGAAGATCTTCAGGACCACAACCATTAATTAATCTTTTTGATTTTACAATTCAGATATTTAAGGGAGCACTTGGTCGTCAATTAAAGCCAATTGAATCTCATGATATTATGTGTAAGATTGGTGAAGTTGTTGTTGTTGGTGGAGTTCGTCGTTCAGCTATGATTTCACTTTCAAATATTAATGATATTGAAATGGCACAAGCAAAAGCTGGTAATTGGTGGGAATCTAATTCTCAACGTGCACTAGCGAATAACTCTGTTGCATATTCACGTAAGCCAGACATGGCACAATTTATTGCAGAATGGAAGTCTTTATATGATTCGAAGTCGGGCGAAAGAGGTATCTATAATGTGGCAGCAGCCCAAGCCCAAGCAGCAAAATTTGGAAGACGTAGTGCCGATATTCACTATGGAACTAACCCTTGTTCAGAAATTATCCTACGTCCTTATCAGTTTTGTAACCTTTCAGAAGTCGTACTTCGTGAAAAAGATACAGTGGAAGATGTTACAAATAAAGTTCGTCTTGCATCCATTTTAGGAACATGGCAGTCAACTCTTACAGACTTTAAGTATATTCGTAAGATTTGGAAAGATAATACTGAAGAGGAACGCCTACTTGGAGTTTCACTTACTGGACAATTTGGTCATAAGTTCTTTTCTGGACAAGAAGGCCTAGACAAGCTTGGAGATATTCTTGCTAATCTTCGTCAATGG